ATGGCTGCAGAAACCCCTACTACTGTGGATGCGTACTGCAAAACCTTTCAGATTGCATTTGAAAATTTATCTTTTCCTTGCTTATTTTGTAAACGTATTTTAACTGCTGTTCAGATTAATGACTTTGTTTTTAAACAGCTTTCTTTAGTGTGGAAAGAAAAAAATTGTTTTGCTTGTTGTTCATATTGTCTTAAGGTTACTGCTAGATATGAGCTTGAAAATTATTTTTGTTGTTATGTTACTGGCTTTTATATTGAGGATTTACTTGGAACTCCATTATGGTTACTCGTGGTTAGATGTTTGAAGTGTCTTGCTAAATTAACATATATTGAAAAGCTAAGGTGTGTTTTTGCAAAAGAAAACTTTTACCTTGTTAGAGGTCATTGGAGATCGTATTGTAGAGACTGCTTGAAAGACAATGATAGGGCCTAGCCATAGTATAGATGATATTGAACTTGACTTACATGACCTTGTTTTGCCTGCTAATTTGATAAGTGAAGAAAGTTTGTCGCCTGATTCTGACCCTGAGGAGGAGGAGCAATTACCATTTAGAGTTGAAACGAGTTGTAAGTCCTGTGGGACAGGTGTACGATTTTCAGTGTGTGCGACACAAGCTGCAATAAGAACACTTCAAGTTTTATTACAACAAGAATTATCTTTGCTGTGTCTTCGGTGTGCACGGAATATTTTGCAGAATGGGAGATCTCACTAAAGGTACAGATGAGTGTGCAATGGAGGGTACTAGCCAATGGTTTATAATGTCTGAAGCTGAATGTGTGGGTAGCTTGGACACTCTGGAGGATTTGTTTGAAAAAAGCTCAGACTCTGATGTGTCCAACCTGATAGACGATATGGATGAATCGGAGCAGGGAAATTCCCTGGCACTGTACAACAAACAGGTAACAGAGGACTGTAATAATACTATTGCACAGCTAAAACGAAAGTATACAAAAAGTCCTTTGAAAAGCAAACCAGCAGTAGCAGATCTAAGTCCCAGATTGGAAGCCGTGTCGATATCACCTCAGAAATTTAAAAGACGTTTGTTTGAGGACAGTGGAATAGTAGAAGATGAAACTGCAAATTCTATTGAAAAGGTAGTTGCTGAGGATAGTAATGTTATAAACAACAATGTTCAACCGCATGTTACTATTTTACAACATAATAATAGTCGTGTGATAATGTTATCTAAGTTTAAAGAATTGTTTGGTGTTTCCTATTGTGAATTAACGCGGATATTTAGAAGTGATAAGTCCTGTGATGATAATTGGGTTGTAAATGTTTCATCTGCCGCTGAAGAAATTATAGAAGCCTCTAAAACAGTGTTGCAAAAATATTGTGATTATATACAAGTAATTTCGTATGGTTTTCATGGTTTATATCTTTTGCAATTTAAAACTGCTAAAAGTAGAGAAACAGTTATTAACTTGTTTAAATCAGTATTAAATATAAATGAAAATGCTTTAATGTGTGCTCCTCCAAAAACCAGAAGCACTGCAACTGCCTTATATTTTTACAAAATGGGAATAGGAAATGCTTCATTTACATATGGGGAGACCCCAGAATGGATTGCCAGACATACGTTATTAGATCATCAATTGGCATCTACAGCTGAATCGTTTGAATTGTCGCAAATGATTCAATACTGTTATGATCATAATCTTACCAATGAACCTGAAATAGCATATAGATATGCTTTAATAGCTGATGAAGATAAAAATGCTGCTGCATTTCTTAAAAGTAATATGCAAGTAAAATATGTAAGAGATTGTTGTGCAATGGTGAAATATTATAAAAGACAAGAAATGAAAGACATGACAATTTCAGAATGGATTTGGAAGTGTTGTGATGAATGTGAAGGTGAAGGTGATTGGAAAGTTTTAGCTCAGTTTTTCAGATACCAAGAAATAAGTTTTGTCAGTTTTATGACTGCTATTAGAACTTTGTTTAAAAATATACCTAAAAAAAACTGTTTGGTGATTCATGGTCCACCCGATACAGGCAAATCGTATATCTGCTCATCATTAACAAGATTTATGCAAGGAAAAGTAGTATCATTTATGAATAGAGCAAGTCATTTTTGGTTACAACCATTACAAGACTGTAAATTAGGTTTTCTAGATGATGCAACATTTCCTTGTTGGCAGTTTATGGATGTAAATATGAGAAATGCTTTAGATGGTAATAGTATATCATTAGATACTAAACACAAAGCACCTATTCAGATGAAATTACCACCTTTATTGGTTACATCAAATATAGATGTGTTTGCAGAAGAAAGCCTAAGATATTTAAGAAGTAGATTAGTTTGCTTTAAGTTTCCTAATAAATTACCTTTTAAAGATAATGGTGATTTAGTATATGAAATTACTGACAAAACATGGAAATGTTTTTTTAGCAAATTTGCTGTGCAATTAGACCTGACTGCAAGAGAAGATTTGGAAAATGAATCAGGCCGATCTGACCGCGCGTTTCGATGCACTGCAGGACACTCTAATGACTCTTTATGAAAGAAATGCTACTGACATTGATTCACAAATTTTACATTGGGAAACAGTTAGAAAACAATATGTTACAATGTATTATGCTAGAAAAGAGGGTTATAGAAGCTTAGGCATGCAACCTTTGCCCGCTCTAACAGTGTCTGAATACAAAGCTAAAGAAGCAATACAAATGGTTATTTTGCTAAGAAGCCTTCGTCAATCTCAGTTTTCTAATGAATTGTGGACCTTAACAGACACAAGTGCTGAATTGCTGCACACACAGCCAAAAAACTGTTTCAAAAAACATGGCTACACTGTGGAGGTTTACTTTGATGAAAATCCTGCAAATGTGTTTCCTTATACAAACTGGGACTCTATATATTATCAGGATTCACATGAACAGTGGCATAAAACTGCAGGATTAGTGGATTATGATGGAATGTACTTTCAAGAAACAAATGGTGACAGAACATACTTTCAGTTATTTCATAAAGATGCTTTAAGATATGGCAGCACGGGACGTTGGAGTGTGCATTATAAAAATCAAACTATTTTACCCTCCGCCTCTGTTTCTAGTTCTACCAGGCAGCCTGTTGACGAGCCAGCCGAAACCACCGCATACCCCTCTACCCCACCGCAAATCGCAGCTGGAGGATCCCAGAGATCCCAGACCGAGGAGAGAGGCACTGTCTCATCTACCCAACAGACACCCCCAGCGACCATCAGTTCGGTTCGACTACGACGACGACGAGGACAAGGAGAACGAACCACCAGAGAAAGAGAATCGCCAACCAAAAGACGACGAACCACCGAGACAGATTCAGCCCGGTTGGAGTCTGTCCCAGCTCCTGAAGCAGTGGGAACGAGACATCGAACAGTTCCGTCAACAGGTTTATCAAGACTTGGAAGACTTCAAGAGGAGGCTCGGGATCCACCTGCAATCTTAGTTACAGGTCCGGGAAACAGCTTAAAGTGTTGGAGATGGAGGCTTAAAAAATTTAGCAGATATTATTTACGTATGAGCACTGTTTGGAGCTGGGCAGGGGAAGTGTGTCCTAAAGCTTCTAAAAATCGCATGCTTATAGCTTTTAGAGATAATGAACAAAGAAGTGTATTCCTTAAACTAGTTTCTATGCCTAAACATACCACTTTTGGTCTTGCACAGTTGGGAATTTTGTAAATGCATTATGTATAAAAGAGCTAAAAGAAAAAAGCGTGATTCTGTTGATAATTTGTATAGAAAATGTGCTTTGGGTGCTGATTGTCCACCAGATGTACGTAATAAAGTGGAAAACACTACTCTTGCAGATATTCTATTACAAATTTTTGGTAGTGCTGTATATTTGGGCAACTTGGGTATTGGAACGGGTAAAGGCACTGGTGGGACTACAGGTTATTCATCGTTAGCTCCATCTATTACACGCCCTTTGCCTAAACCAACACGACCAACAAGACCTTTTAATATCCCACTAGACCCTATAGGTGGAGGATTTGGAAGTAGACCAATTGGTCAGGAGGTTCCTACTGATATTATTGACCCTTTGAGCTCTTCAATTGTTCCTTTGCAAGAAGAAGTAGGTGAAACAAATATAGTTATCACTGCTGATCCAGGAACATCATTAGGTGGTGGGGAGGTAGTCACTTCTACTACTACAGTTTTAAATCCTGCATATGAAAGTGAAGGTTTACCAGATGTATTTTCCAGAGGTGATTCATCTATAGCTGTTTTAGATGTAATTCCTTCAGAACCCCCTTTAAAGAAGGTTGCCATAGATTTACCTGCACCTTCAGATGTGGAAAATGTAATAACAACTTTAACTTCAGTAGGATCAGATTTTAACGTATATGTAGATCCTTTAGAAACTGGTGATCTAATTGGTCTAGAAGAAATTGAACTTCAACCCATTCCAAAATATAGTACTTTTGATATTGAAGAGCCCCCTTCCACTAGTACACCTGCTAACACTGTACAGCGATATGCTGGAAAAGCCAAATCTTTATATAGTAAATATATAAAACAATTACAAACGAGAAACCCAGATTTTGTAAGGCAACCGTCTCGCGCGGTTCAATTTGAATTTGAAAATCCCGCCTTTGATGATGACATCAGTTTGCAGTTTCAGCAGGATTTAGATGAGGTGGCGGCTGCACCAGATATAGACTTTCAGGATGTTAGGTATCTTGGCAGACCTCAATTTTTAACAACCGAAAGTGGCACTGTGCGTCTTAGCAGATTAGGTTCTAAAGCGACTGTAACTACCAGAAGTGGTTTAACGGTTGGTCAGAAAGTACATTTTTATTATGATTTTAGTACAATTTATCCCGAACAATCTTTTGAGTTACAACCTATTGGTGAATTCAGTGGTTTAAATACTTATGTAAATCCTTTACAAGAAAGTACTTTTTTTGATTCCTCATTTGCACATGCGGATGTTGGAGAAATAGAGTTCCCTGAGGTTGATTTAGAAGATAATATGTTAGAAAATTTTGATAATGCTCATCTAATTATCACTGGCATTACTGATGAAAATGAGCAACTTTTTATTCCCACATTGGCCTCTAATATTCCTTTGAAACCTTTTATTCCCTATATACATTTTGGAAATTCTACTGACAGACCTATAGTACCTGATGATACTATAATATCACCTACTTACCCTTACACACCTTTAGAACCTGCTAACGCAATAGAAGTTTATTATGATTTTTTCTTGCACCCTGCTTTACAAAAACGTAAACGACGACGTTTAGATGTATTTTAATCTCTTTCAGATGGCTTTGTGGATGCAAAATCGTGGAAAGTTATATCTGCCACCTGCAAAACCAACTCCCAGAGTGTTGAGTACGGATGAATATGTAGAAGGGACAAAACTTTATTTTTATGCTGGATCTGAAAGGCTTCTCATAGTAGGCCATCCTTATTTTGATGTAATTGATCCTGGAAACAATAATGCCCTAACTGTTCCAAAGGTTTCTGCAAACCAATATAGGGTTATGAGAGTTAGACTACCAGATCCCAACAAGTTTGCTTTAGTTGAAAAATCTCTGTATAATCCAGACAGGGAGAGGTTGGTTTGGAAATTGATAGGATTGCAAATTGGAAGAGGCGGTCCAATAGGTATTAGTACATCAGGTCATCCCTTGTTTAATAAGTATAATGATACAGAAAATCCTAACACGTATCCTGCTAAACAGGAAAATACAGATGACAATAGAATGGACGTGTCTATGGATCCTAAACAAACACAGCTATTTATTGTGGGATGTATTCCACCAGTGGGAGAACATTGGGATGTAGGAAAGGTTTGCGAAAATGTCCGTCCTGATAAAGGCTCTTGTCCTCCTATACAACTAGTTCATACTACTATTCAGGATGGTGACATGTGTGATGTAGGATTTGGAGCTGCAAATTTTAAAACACTTCAGGAAGATAAATCAGGAGTACCTATGGATCTTTTAAATGAAACTTGTAAATATCCTGACTTTCTTCAGATGTCAAAAGACAAATATGGAGACAGTTTGTTCTTTTTTGGAAGAAAGGAACAACTTTACGCGAGGCACTTTTATGTTAGAGGAGGTGTTGATGGCGATGCATTGCCATTAACTAACTTTATTTATGGTGCTCAGCAGGACAAACCTCAAAACAATTTAGGACCATATACTTACTTTCCTACTCCTAGTGGCTCTTTATACTCAACCGATAATCAATTATTTAACAGACCCTATTGGCTTAGCCAGGCTCAGGGAGCAAACAATGGAGTGTTGTGGGGTAATCAGATGTTTATAACAGTGGTAGACAATACCAGAGGAACAAATATTAATATATCAGTATATAAGGAAAATGGAGATATGCCCGGAGATTATAAATATAAAGCAAACGACTTTGGAAATTATACTAGACATTGTGAGGAGTATGAGGTGGAATTAATTGTTGAATTATGCAAAGTTCGTTTAGATCCAGATATTTTAGCTCACATAAATGTTATGAATCCTTCCATTTTAGAAAACTGGCAATTATCGTTTGTTCCTCCAGCACCACAAGGTATAGAGGATACTTACAGATATTTACAATCTTTGGCTACGTCCTGCCCATCAGAGTTAGTACCTGTTGAGAAGCCAGATCCTTATGAAGGCCTGACATTTTGGAATATAAACTTAGAAGACAAGTTTTCTGATGAATTATCCCAGTTTCCTTTGGGGAAGCGATTTCTGTATCAGTCAGGATATTCAACTCTCGGAAAACGAAAAGCAGATAATTCATCTGCTACTGTTACTGTTAGAAAGCATAAAACTGTGAAACGTAGAAAAGTGAAATAAATCTTATATTGTTTAAAAATACAATAACTGTGAAATATTTTAGTATAACTGTGAAAATTTTATGCTGCTATACATCTTTAAACTTGTGAACGTTTTTGGTGTTATTCATGTATGAAGGATTAAATAAAGTGCTGACAATGTAATATGTGAGTCATTGTGGTCAACATTCTTTCGCCGCACCCGGTTGTTATTTTGTTAGTCTCCAAAACATACTCGGAACATACTATTGAACTATGCTGCCTTTTAAGCCAAATCTCTAAGAAAAACAACGATTTCGGTAAGTTTTTGGCGCCAGAGGCAAACTTAGAAACCGTTTCTGGTGTATCGTTTCCTGTGCAGGTAAGTGCAAGTTCAAACAGACGATAACATCTATATTGGCTGCAGTTTCTGGCTCAGTCTTTGGAAACCGGGAGTGGTATCATCTTACTATCTGATAATAATTGTTGCCAACAATCATTACATATGAAAAAACATGACCGGGAACGGTATAAATAAAGAGGAATTTGGGTGCTTCTACCTCATTCTTC